CAGCGGTAGATGTTTTATCGCCACCAAAGTCAATTGTTGCAACTGATTTGTTACTGTCGCTTGAATTGTAGATCATGCAACCTCTAGCAGTTACTGTTGCTGTGCTGAAAGTTAAATCAGCAAAGTCAGTAAAAGCAGTTGTTCCAGAGCTAGTAGGTGCAACTTTAGTTAAAGTGCCTCCGCCTGAACTATAATTAGTTCCACTGGCCTGACCAGTCGTTGTGAACGAAGTTGTAGTAGCCCCTAATGTTGCTGAACTTGTGTATAAAGCAAGTTTAAAAGCATCTCCGTTAGTTGCAAAATTATGATTGCCAAGCAACAGCTCTTTTTTAAAGCTTGTTGTAAGTGTTGATGTTATTGCCATAATTATAATTTCCTAATTAAATCAGCAGCTTCTTTCAAACCTGCTTTTTCTAATTTATTGTTTATTGTAATCCTATCAGATTTTATAGCGTTTTGCATATACTGTTCAATAACTTTTTGAATGTTGTCTTGAAAAGCAAGAACTTGTTTTTTTATATCTTCAGGCGCATCTTCGCTAACAGCAACAATTTTTTTAATGCACAAGTCAGACCAAAACTCTACAGGATGACCCCCTTCATTAGTTGTATGAACTTCAATTACGCCTAATTCAGGCCCTGCTTTATAACTCATTACCATACTTTCGGCTCTATTAATTTATTTTTTTTTAAATGTGAATCATGTTTATCAATTAAGATTGGCTCCTGCTCTACCTTTTTTATATCCAACTCACTTATTTTTTTTACGGTTACTTCATTTTCATTTTGCAAAACTACCAAAGGATCTGCAAGTCTATGATAACCATATAATTTTTGTTCTGCTGGAACATCAGTATCCAACAAACCGCTACTATGTGCTACCTCGATTTGCATTCCGACAGATATACACTTAGATAGCCAAAACTCACAACATGCTCTACCAGACTCAGCAAAATGTAAATTACCTTTGTAAGAAAAATCTACTCCAAACATTTTTAAATTTGAAACCTCATTCCAAAATGCAAAAGCGATTGCATAAGCAACCGTGTTATTTAAGTAAAAACAATTAGTTTGCTCAATTACTTCTTTAATAGGATATTCAACTAAGCCTGGACATCTTTCATCCATTTGACATGTATATATTGGGCCTGCATGTTCTTGCAATAGTTTAGACATACTATCGGTTTGACCACCTGCATCATCAGTATCTAAAAATCTAGACGGTGGATCCATCATAAAAACTCTATCGTGATAAATAACAGATGCAACTGCGTTTATGGCCCAAACCTCGTCAAAATGAGTGCCGTGTGATTTTGCTAAATTGTAATCAAACCAACTTTTACCCATGCCAACAATAGCTACAGTCTTCCCTTTCAGGCTTTCAATTTTTTTCATTTACTCTCCTTTTACGAAACAGAAGTTCTTAAAGAATCATAACGATACTCGTCTTTTCTGCCTCTAGCTTCTGCTTGATTTTTCAATCTCAAAATTTCTAAATTAAACCTATTTTCATACAAATTCATAAGATCAGGCTCGCCTTTCATAAAGATATATGCTTCTACCAAACTACCATAAAGCAAAGCATTTCTTGCATGTTCAGAAATCCAAGTTCCTGTCGTATTGGTAACTAAGGAATTAGGTTTATGCAAATAATGTAATTCAACTTCGTAATTTTTATCTGGTACTGGAGCAATTATAATTGTTGATTCTTTTGTTCCAGTATGTAGCTCTTTATCAAAATCTGCATAATAAAGCGGCAAACCAAAATCAGAAGTATCTGTAGGGTTTGGACAGTACTCTTGCATGAAACTAGGATGTTTTTTATCTAAATAAGTATAATTTCCGTCATCTATAACCGCTAAAGAAAAAGATAATTCAAAGTTATTTGGTGTGGTCAAAAATCTTGATCCTGTGGTAAATTGACCTATATCATTTCTTCTAAAATTATCAAATTGAACAAGTTCAAAAATTCTATCTTCTGCATTTTTAATAAAATCATCAAGCGTAGCAACAAAAGTAGTTTCAGTATTTTGAACATAATTTTGTATAAGTGTTTTAATTTCTGATAATGTTAACGGACTTGCCATATTAAGTATTTATTACACCCCCCATGCCTGAGTGATTAGTACAATAATAGTAAAGCGTTGGAGCGCCTGATGCAACTTCTATTTCAGTATACGCACCGGCAGTCCCAGGAGTTCCAACAACTGTAACCCCTGTTGTGTACTCAGTTCCTCCTCCATGCGTTCCGTTTGAAGTTGTTGAAAATCTTAATGGATGATTATTATTTGTGCTATCTGATTGATCAAATCTATAAGTTTGGCCCTCTGTAAAATTAAGAGTAACTGCTCTAGATCCATTTATGTAAAAATAATTAGCTCCGTAGTAAGCCGCTACAGTAACAGTATATGTTGTTACGGATGGTGATGGTGTCGGCGAAGGTGTCGGAGAGGGTGATGGTGTTGCTGTACCTGATGTATTGATAACTACACTTCCTAAAGCGGATAATATTTTATTAATAGAAAAGTTAGACGGTAAAGTAGAATTATTCATAAATCCATCTTGAAATATATTAGAAGTAGTTACTACAACAAAACCTTCGCCAGCTTCTGTATCATTATTTGGCCTTGGTTTATATATTGCTTCAGGATCAGTAACATGAGGTTCAGGCTCTAACTGTGGGTGTTTTGGTTCATAGCAACTGCTACAAACCTTAAATCCTGTCCACTCTTCTTTTAGTTCATGTAGTTTATATTCAAAAGAGCATCTGTCACACAAACCTTTTGCAAATTTGCCACTTGCGTAAGCCATTAGTGCATCCTTATTCTAGGCCTTATTTTAAATGACGCTCTATCTTCATCTTGATCAGCAGCTCTTCTAAATTCTTCTTCATAAATAGCTTTTAATTGTGGTGTAAGCTGAGGTGCTTTTTTTAAAGATAGATAATAAGCCAAACCTGCTACAAAACAAGGGTAAAATCTAAATGGCATATCCATAGTGTTTTTTGCTTTATCTGCGTCATCCATTCTTATGATTTTGTTAAAAACTAAAACGTCAGTAGAATTTTCTGGAGCTGGCCAAATTTTAATAACTGGTATAATTGATTTGTCTAAAAAATATTGTGAAGGTCTAGATTGTGTCTCTTTATTTGGAATATTTAAATATTCAGACCTTCCTATTCTATTTAGCTGAATATCTGTTTGCGTGTTATTTATCGTTCTTCTAACAACTAAATCTAAAATATCTATAACATTGGCATTTAAAGTGTATTCAGTAGTTCCTTGTGTGACTGTTTGCGTATCTTGATCTATTGTCCATTGATTCAAGCCTCTGTTTGCCCATTCCGCCAACAATAAATTTATAGAACGTCTGGCAGTTTTAAGATCATAGCCTGTTCGTAATTCTAAACCACATCTTTCATACGCTTCTTCTACAAACTCTGTTACATTAGGTTCAAAATCTGTACTTCCTGAAGTTGCCATTATTTTTTCTTTTTATTCTTTTTAAGAGATCTCTCTATTTGTGCAGCTTGCTTAGCGTGCAGTTTTGAAGCCCCTTTTAACTCTTTAATAAGTTTTCTTTTTTGTGCAATCGATAGTTCTGCCATTATTCATCCTCGTTATATAGGTTATCAAAAACCCTGTTAACATCTAAAGTATAGTCTAAATCAGATTTTGAATAATGTATATGTTGAGACGGCTTGAAGTCTGGCGCACCTTCACCTGTAACAAACCAAGCAGGGTGTGTTGCTCTTACTCTGTTGTTTGGTAGAGCTACTATATTTCCCGTCCAATCCCCAGCATCTAAAAGTTCTAAAACATGACTACTTTTGTGTTGTGCTGGATCATCAGCAATTTCATTTTCAGCATAATCAACCGTAAAATAATATTTAGCAGGAAAAATTTGTCCATCTATTTTTGCAAGCCAGGGACAAGGCGTAGCTCTATCAATAACATAGACTGAATTATGATGAGAGGAACAGTCCCAAGGTTGCGCGTCATGTACTGACATAGGTTTTGCAAAATTATCAACAGCAGTATCAGCGACTAATCCTGTTATGGGCATTCTTGCCCACATAGCACCACCATGTATATTACCTTCGTTCCAATCATCACAATTGGACTCTTCTCCAGTAAATATTATGTGAAAACTAAGACATCTTGTTGGCATAGTTGTGACACCAACGGCCATAGCATGTAAAAACTCACCATGATATTTTTCATGGTTATGGGTGTACTCTCTCCTTACCCAGCATTTAAAATGGGGTATATTGCTATATAAGTAAGCCACTAACTAAGTAATATCTTCTCTTCTACGGTTAGCAAAACCTGCTGCTATAGATACAGATCCACCTTTAGATTTTTTCATCATAGGGCCGCCTTTGGATTTCTTCATCATAGCTCCACCCTTTGATTTCTTCATCATAGTTCCGCCCTTAGACTTTTTCATCATAGAGCCGCCTTTAGACTTCTTCATCATTGATCCGCCTTTAGACTTTCTCATGATAGATCCACCCTTGGATTTTCTCATGATACTACCACCTTTAGACTTTCTCATTTTTTTTCCGCCTTTTGATTTATATCTGCTCATTATTTTTTACCTTTCTTAGTTGTTTTTTTTGCTGGTGTTTTTTTCTTAGCAGGGGCTTTTTTCTTTGGCATATTTAAATATATACGATCCTCAGATACAGGCTCATCTGGTCTTACTTTTGCTTTTAATCTTGCAGCTTCTTTCGCTTTCATTTTATCTTTGGCCATAATTACCCCTAACTTATAGTTGTTACTTTTCTTTTATCGCCTCTTACAGCTCCACAGCCTTTGGCAATAAAACCACCGTTTTTTAGTTTAGCACGATTTTGTGATTTCATGTTTTTTTCTATAACTGACTGCATATGCTTCTCATAAGAAGTTTGCACTCCATCATCCATACCAAATTTTTTGCTCATAGGTCCTCCTGTAGACATTCTTACTTTAGCTTTTTTTGTGTTTGCAACAACAGTTTTACCTCTGGCTCCTGCTGCTTTTTTCTTACGAGCTGTCGTAGCTCTTTCTGATTTTGATAAACTTCTTGCTTTAGATGCTGGTAAACATCTATCTGGATTTTTTTTATCTTTACTTGTACCGCATGGCCCTTTGATAGAACCATCAATCCCTATACGCACCCAGTTTTGTTTGCGCCAC